TTCATATTGTCCTGGAATAAATCTTACGTTGTTCATAATTCTTATGTTTTGGTTAATGTGCGCAGTTCTTAGCTGCGCTTTTTAGGCTAATCCACGTGCTCGTAGATGTGGCGCATGGCATCAATAGTTCGATAGTAGTCCTGCTCGTCATCGACTTCTATCTCGTCGTCGACATAATCTTTGGAGGTAAGTTTTATTTCGTCTGCATGATACTTTTCAGTAACTTTATTTTCTGCCTCCTCTACGCTATTCGCTTCTACGCTCACAATCTTATTGAGCGTTTCTGTAATTGATACATAATACTTCATAATTTCTATAATTTGGTTCGTTGTGAGGAGGCTGGCTCCTCTGTTTGGGCTAATCCCGAAGATGATACTTCCATCGCAATGCTTTCGTGAGGGAGTTCACGACCTTAAAGGGAAGTTTGTAAAACCACCGACCCATGTTGTTCAGCTGGATTGCATACTCCTTGTCAATTCTCTGAAAGCCACGCTCACCGCTATTGTCGATGGTGTAGCAGAAATACTTGTTGTCTTTCATAATCACAATAATTTGTTTTTTGTGAGGGAGATATGTCTCCCTCGATTTAGGCTGCGCTATAAATATAGCCCTCGCACTTTGTGCCGTCTTCGTAGTAGTAATCTTCTCGTACCGACAGTTCTTCTCGTACCGATTCGTCGCTCGCCCGATACTCATACTCCTTGTAAAGAGTATTGAAAAGACTATCATAGCATCTCTCCATGACATCACGGAACGTGAGGCTACGGTATTCGGGGCGTGCCCAGTTGCGGTAATAGTCAAACAACGGCTCAAGAACATCGCAGTCGTAGCATACGCCGGTCAACGGACAGCCGTCAAAACTCTCCATCAAAACCTTGCTGCGACGTGACTTGTAAGTGTATTTGCCGTTTTTGTCGTACTTGCCGCAGGTTGAGTAGTACTTTCCACGTATCAGGTACGGCATGATTTCGTTGCTGATGTAACGGAACAACAGTTTTCCGCTTAGGTCTTCAAGGTCGAACCCCTCAAATGCCAGCTTGTCACTGCAAACTCTACCGAAGTTGTAGCCACAATAGCCGACGTCGTAACATGTTACGCGAGAGTCGGTTATACGCTCAAATTCTTTAAGCGTATCATCGAACTCCATTATGCTACATTCCATAGCATTATCCATAACATCCCAGCGTTCACGCTCGATAATCTTGTCTTGTACCTCCTTCGACAATTCGTCAAAGGAGTACACCTTAATCGTTAGCTCTTTCATATTCAATTCTTTTATAGGGTTAATATTGTTCCGTTGTCGGTGTCGCTCCGATTGTGGTTTCTTTCCCCAACGGATAAGCCATGTTACTCTGACTCATTGTAGTAGCAGCGCACTTCGCCCGCCTCCTTTGCGAGGAGAGGGAGTATCTTCAGTGCGTTCTTGTTGCATACGTTCAGCTCGATGCTCACCACCTCGTCGTAGAACATCTTGAACTCGTTCTCTTTAATGATGCCGAGGTGTCTTTCGTCCGTAATGAAATTGTAGAGCTGGTATGAGTCTTTGTCCTCACTGATGAATATCGCAAGAGCGTTGCCGCCGTAGATGCCAATCTCGTACTTTCTCTCGTTCTGAGAGATGATTGCCTTGCCCATCTTGTCAGTCCATTTCCATTGTAATGCCATAATTCTTCTGTTTGTTGGTTAATCGTACCTCCCAAAAGGGAGGCAGTTTAGGCGATAGCCTGTTCTTCTTCGCGCATGTACACAATCTCAGAAAGCCAGTTGCTGAAATTGTACTTGATGTTGTATGTACCGAAGGCATCGAAAAACCAATCTTCAAGATATGCTCTATCCTCTTTAGCTCGCTCGCTGTCTTCTGCGGAATCCAAACGAGCAACCATTTGAGGAAACAGACGGAAGTAATCATCTCCGGCATACTCAGAAGACCAACGTGTACCCGTAATATGAGCGGGATAATCGTCCTCGATGTCTGCGAAATTTCCAGGCATACTATGATTGTTCATGTGAAGATATTTCTTCATGTCTCTATTTGATTCAAGAGCAAAATCCCGCGCAAGAGACTGGATATTCTTGCCGTACAAATCGGCAATGTATTCCTCTATATCCTCTGGATTGTCGCAGTCTTCAAGACACTCACGATAAAGAGCTTCTATCGTTTTAGCGAAACTGAAAACACCGATGTAGTCGGCTACCTTCTCGACAACCTCGCCTTTGTTGTTCATAACAACTTCTACAATATTCTTTTCCATAATTCTTTGTTTTTAGGTTATACTTGCACTCTCCACAAGGGAGAGTCTTTTAGGCTTATAAAAACCACAACGGAATGAACTTCGCAATATTTTTAGCTTTTCTGCGGTCTCTTCTGCGCCTTTCTTCGTAAGCGCTTCCGTTGACGCACTGGTCGGCTGACCGCTGAAACATTGCACCTACAGCCCAATAGGCTGGAGTGTAATCCTGCGGAACTTTATCCAAGTCAATGCAGCCAGAGTCGAGTATTTGGTTGATACACTTGTTAAACTCCTCTACGTTTCTGTAGTTGCGAACAACATGGTTGCACTTTTCGATAAATTCTTCTCTCGTCATAATCATAAAATTTGGTTAATAGAAATCCCCACCCGTGGGAGTGAGGATTGGTTTGGCTACAGCAGCTGGCTTGCTTTTGCTGCATTCTCGCAGTTGGTAGTCGTGGAAACTCCCTTCCACATCGTTCCGAAATGATCTACGCAAAGAATCCACAAGTCGAGCTTGTCTGAGTAAGAGAAGATAAGGTCAGGGAAATTCTTCTGCATCCATTCCTTATCTTCGCCGCTCATGTTAGTGAGAAACCACTGGAATATCTCGATTCCGTCCCTGCCGTCTTCATTGTCATTTGTCCACTCTGGATACTCGATATTCTCAATTACTGATTCGTCATTCTCCACAATATTGTTGCAGAGGATAAACGCATTTCCAAGCCAGTGTACGGCTGTGTAATAATCTGTTATCATAATCATAATATTTAATGGGTTAAACGTCGTTCTGTGCAGATAGGCTGCACAGATTTGTTGAGGCTCAATAACCACGATACAGGATTCTCTTGACAAGCGGATATTCATAACCTCCGTCCTGTCCTACGCAGTAGGTAAAGCTCGGCTTGTTGCCACGCAGCTCAACCCACAGACGGGAAAGTATGCCACAGTTCTCGATTATGCCGTACTTCATGTTGTGGAATACCTCGTCGTACTTTCTTTTCTGACAGCCCAGTGCTTGACAGAAGCCGTCAGACAGCTCACGCAGAGCGTTGTCGGTAAGCTCGAACGGACGCCATTTATAATGCTTATTATCGTAGATTTGTCCGCCTAAAAAGTCGCTCATTGTAAACTGCTGCTCGCCGTTTGCTCTAAGTAAGCCGGCGAGCGTCTTGTAAGTTCTTTTCTTCATAATCTTATTTTTGTTGGTTTGTAATTGTTCCTGCGTGCAATCGTCACGCAGGATTTTAAGGCATTAGCGACGGAAACGGCTCATATCCACGCCGTAAATCTTTGCAAGGCGCAGAATACCATTGGCGATGCGCTCAAACCATGTACGTACAAACTGCGAGGTTCTTGCGTCTGTTCTGCAATAACCCCACTCCGTGCCAACCTTGGCAATGTCATAGTTCGTAAAGGCTACGTTCACGGTAGAGCAAAGACCACTAATCCAGTATGTCAGTTTCTCCAGAGTAGACATTCTGCGCCTGTCGTTTTTGTAGATTTCATCGTAGAACATATCAAGCGCAAACTCAATGCGCTCCTTGTCAGACATAGACTCTACATCTACATCATCGGAAGAGATGGAGTCAAGGATGTAAGCATACATTTTGCCGTTCACTTTGTAATCTCGTGGGTTCTTTTTCATAATCCTAAAATTTTAAATGGTTGATAAAATGAACCCGTGACAAAACGTAACGGGTTGTTTAGGCTCAATCGTGATAAGCAATGGCTACAATCTCAACAATAGCGTCGTGAAAATCATTCTCAGATTTCGGATCATTGTAGTCGGTCATACGTGCGTTGTGCATCTTGCGAGCAGCAATCTTTGCCTTGTTTATCTGATACATCAACGAACGTTCAAAATTCTTGTCGCAATTTCTGTCTCTTAGCATAATTCAATGATTTAATTGGTTTGTATGTGCCTCCGAGGATGGAGGCTTTTTAGGTCGGTTCGTCCGTGCTGTACTTGAAGATAATATCACTGATACGCGTGTTCTCGTAGTAAAAGACAGTGGTGTGTAGCTTTGTGTTAGCATCAAGGGAATTTTCGTTGACACCGGTGCAGACGATTTCAAGCCATTGGATAATCCGTGACTTGATGTCCGAGCTGAGCGGATGGTCGAGAACTTCGAGGCGTACGGAACTTGAGCCGTATCTGTAACTTATCTTGACAACGTGACGATGGATAAATCCTATCAGCACGCCGTGTCCGTCGCAGCAATACGTATTATCGTCGAAAAGATCGTCGAAGAGAACGTCGCTACATAAGTCTTTCTCGTTGATAGGGCAGGGAAATTCTGTTTTCATAATTCTAAAATTTCATTGGGTAATAGTAGCGGAGAAATATCTCCGCTGTTTAGGCTATCTGCCGAAGTATTTGCGCTCGAAATCTTCGTAACTCTCGCAGTTGAAGACAACCGCAACGCATTTCAAACCACGGGCAATTAAACTCTGTTTGACTTCTTTTGTAAGTTGTTCGCCTGTGTACACCTCGAAAGGAGGGAACACGAAATAATTCTGTGTCATAAAAATTCTGTTTGGTTAATGGCAGACGGCACGAATTATCGTACCGCCCGATTTTAGGCTCTACGGCTCAATGCGTGAAAATACTGCGTAGGTATGTCTGCCTGTCTCGCTTTTCTTCATAAGCTCGGCAAACTTCACTGCGTCCTCACGGGTCGTAAACTCACGCACGACTCTCGGTGTAAAACTCGGGTAAAACTCAAGCACTACAAAATTTTTCTCTGTATTCATAATTATGTGATTTGGTTGGTTAATAGTTGGCAGCCAAACGGCTACCAGTTTAGGCTCTGAGTGTGCGGTGTGCGTTCACAAACGCAATGCAGGCGTTGCAGGCATCCTCGTTCTCTTTAGAGGAAAGAAATACAGCCAGAGTAAACGACCCAAGCGCTTTTCCATTGGAATACTCCTCGCTGACGTGAACAAAAACGCTTATGGAATGTAAATAACCGCCAGCACCCAAGCTTACGGACAGGGCAGGGTCGCCAATCGTTGAATACTGCAACTCCTGCAATTTTTTAAACAGCTCTTTTACGTGCTGCAACTCGCTTAATTGTTCTTGTGTCATAATTCTATAATTTAATTGATTAGATATTGTTGGCAGCGTTACACTGCCAGTTTAGGCTAATCGCTCACGTTGAAGAATAACAGCTCCTCGTCCTCGAATATATCAAGGCACAAATCGGGCTTGAGACAAGAGAAATAATAGAGCGTATCGCCACGCTTCTTGTACACGGCTATCCAAACGCCTGCGGGCAGCGTGCGGTTTTCGTTCGTTCCGTAGAACTCTTTTGTGTCCACAGGGATGACGTGCCAATAGATATTCCACTGACCATTGTCAAGTCCTTCACATCTGATTGCTTCAATCAATAAAAATGTCTTGAACTTCATAATCCTTTGTCTTTAATTGGTTACTTATCGTACTGCCCGACTTGCAGGCAGTTTTTAAGGCTGAATTTTTCAGAACACAAAATCCACATAAACAAGGCGTGAACCTTTGAACTCGCTCCAATAATTCACATTGTCGTACTTGTACGCCTCGAATTTTTTGGAACTTCTGTTGTACTCGTCACGCACCCAAACGGGAGCGGACTCCGAATTTGCCAAGCGGAAAAACTCGTCACGCTTGACTCTGCGCATTTCTATCTGTCTCATAATTCTGTAAGGTTGATTTATCGTACTGCCCCACATCGCAGGGCAGCATTTAGGCTGAAAGTTTCCAAGCGCAATTATCGTACTAATCACTCTCCACATTGCAGCCGAACAGGAATTTTTCCAAGCGCAGCGTACTGCGGTACAGCTCAACGCAGAACCATCGACCATTTTTCGTACTCGTCCAGATGAACGTCACAAGAAGAGCGTAGAAAATTCCAAGCACATTCCCAATTATCGTACTGCTTACAAGCAACACACACGGGAGCAACTGGATAATTCCAAGCACAATTATCGTACTTGAATAGATAATCTGTCTTTTCTTCATAATCTTATAATTTTATTGGTTGGTATTGTTGGCAGCGCAATGCTGCCATGATTTTGGACGCTCGCTATTATACGATTGAGTAACCAAGACATAAAGCGTAAAATACTACATAGCACATGGTTGAGAAATAAATAAACTCTTTCATAATTCTTTTTTTTAATTGTTAATAAAATGGTTAATGGTGGCAGCCTGTCGGCTACCTTTTAGGCGTTAAACGAAAACACGATAGTACGCAAAGGTGAGAAGGAGCATATCCATTTTATTGTCAATGTTGATAGCGTGTGTTTCAACGCCTCCGCCTGATACTATCAGTTTGCCGTCCTCAATGTAAAGAAATGAGTATCCGTTCGCAGGCTTCAAAAAATGATGCTTGCCCTCGAACGTTTCCTTGCCATTCAGCGTTTCAAGGAAATAATTGTACATTGCTGTTGCTACGCTTTTTTCTTTCTCTTCCATAATTCAATAAATTTAGTTGGTTGATAATAGGAGCTGCGTGAATGTCACCACGCACGCAGCCATTGCCAAGGAGTCACGCTCTCTTTGCGTGTCCCAGAACGCTGCACCATATTGTACAGCGTACCCCTTTGGGCATTGTCGCCGTCTCATAGAGAACGGCAGCGAGTAACCGCCCAATTCCTCGCACGTTTTCACGAGATAATCCCGCACGTCGCACACACATTGTGTGCAGTTAGGCTCTACGTACAACCTTATGAACGTATTGCAGATTTTTTGGTAATACCTCACACGGAATAAGCAATAACTATCCGTGACGGCTGCTTTTTAACCAGAGCGCGCAGCCGTAACAAGCGCAGCACGTTAGGAACTCGTCCATGTGTGCCAAACGTAGAATATGAATTATGAATTATTTTTAATTTCTCGCAGTCCTCACGCCGGACTCGCACTGCTTCCTCAGTTTGCCGTCTGTCTTTCCGCTCTTCTCGTTTCGCTGCCTTCAGTCGTCGCACATCAAGCAGCCGCCTTGTCGGCTGCGCTGCTCTCTGCGCTAAGTCCGCCGTGTGTGGGTAGTGGCTATCTACCTGACACACGCCGCCCTGTCGGGTTATTCACCCGACCTGTGCCTGTGCAAGTGACAAACAAGAGAGTTTGTATTGCTGAAACAAAGGTTAGCGGAATTACAAACGGCT